CTAAAAACTCCAAAGGACCTGAAGTTTGCAAGCTAGACTAATAATTCGAGATGAAGTAAATGTAAAGATTGAAGGACTGGATCTTAGTGATCGTACGGCGCTAGTAAAGAAGTTTAAGTATGAAATCCCAGGCGCCCGATATCAACCTAGTGTTAGACTAGGACGGTGGGATGGCAAGGTTGCGTTCTTTCAACTTGGTGGTAGCAGTTATATTAACCTGTTACCCGAGATCATTGAGTATCTAGAGAGTCGAAACTACGATATTGAGATCGAAGATCTGCGTGACTACTCAACTAACTTCTCATTCAATCAAGTAACAGAAGATACATTTAGTGATACTCTATGGCCTAAAGGGCATCCACAAGAAGGTAAGCCTATTGTACTCCGTGACTATCAGATACAAATCTTAAACAACTTCCTGGCTAATCCGCAAAGTATACAAGAAGTAGCTACAGGTGCTGGTAAGACTATTATGACCGCGGCCTTGAGTAAAAGTGTAGAGCCATATGGACGAAGTATTGTTATTGTACCTAATAAAAGTCTAGTAACGCAAACAGAAGATGACTATGTTAATATGGGCTTGGATGTTGGGGTTTACTTTGGCGATCGTAAAGAATGGGGCAAAACACATACTATTTGTACATGGCAAAGTTTAAATGTTCTGCTAAAGAATACACAAGCTGGCATCGGCGATGTAACAATACAAGACTTTATTGAAGATGTAGTTTGTATTATGGTAGATGAAGTACACATGGCCAAAGCAGATGCTCTTAAGACTCTGCTTACAGGTGTATTTGCTCGTGTACCTATTCGTTGGGGATTAACTGGTACTATCCCTAAAGAAGATTACGAGTTTGTTAGCCTACGTTGTAGCCTAGGCGATGTTATTGGTAAACTAACTGCTAGCGAACTACAAGAAGCTGGGCACTTGGCTAACTGTCACGTTAATGTAGTGCAAATGGTAGATCACGTTGAGTATAAAGATTATCAGTCTGAGCTTAAATACTTAACAACCACAACAGAGCGTTTGGCCTATCTAGCCAAAATGATCGATTCGATTAAAGAAGGTGGCAATACACTTATCCTAGTAGATCGTATCGAAACAGGCAAGATATTACAAGCAGAACTAAGCACCTTGTTTAGTTTGCTACACGATAAACCCGACGTGGCCTTTGTTAGTGGTGCAACCAAAGCCGGAGATAGGAAAGAAGAATATGATGACGTTGCGACAAGTACTAACAAGATTATTATTGCTACTTATGGTGTCGCCGCTGTTGGTATTAATATTCCTAGGATTTTTAATCTTGTGCTTATCGAGCCGGGTAAATCCTTTGTCCGTGTTATCCAATCAATCGGGCGTGGTATTCGCAAAGCGGAGGATAAAGACTTCGTACAAATCTGGGATATTACGTCCACATGCAAGTTCGCAAAAAGACATTTAACCAAGCGTAAGCAGTTCTATCGAGAAGCGAACTATCCTTTTACAATAGAGAAAACCGAGTGGCAAAACTAATAGTATGCGGCTGTAGTTATTCAGCACCTAGTCGAACACTACCAGGTACAGCCTATGGAGAAGTACTGGCTCAAAAACTAGGATGGGACGTAGAGATTCTAGCACGTCAAGGCTGTAGCAACGGCGGCATCCGGGTGCAGATAGATGAAGTGATTCGCCAACGTCCGGACTTTGCTATCGTTGCTCCTACATTCCACGACCGTATGGAAATCCCTGCCAGTGCGGCACCATATGATTGGTCACAGAACACAGAACGTGGTTGGAATCCTAGCCTACAACAACACTTACAAGAAGAAATGCTCAATGGTTACGATCGTTCAGCTGGCATTGACAACGTAAACTACGGCAACAATCCATATCGTATGATATGTGAAACTATTTTTAGCCTAGCTGAAAACTATGACCATCCATATCGTTCATCAAAGATAGATCGGAACACTCAAGCCGCAGTCAAGCAGTACATTAACCACATGTATGACGGTAACTGGAAGCGTCAACAAGATGAATGGATTATGCGGGACGGTATTATGCAGTTGTTCTATTCTGGAATACCGTTCTTAGTCGTTGCAAATAACCTGTGGGATTCATCAACTATACGTACAGCTATACCCAAGGTAGTGGCTGACAGATACCTAACCCTGGCCTACGAAGAAACACCTGCTTATGCAACCAATCAGTGGCCGTTTGAGGGCAAAGATGACCCGGGATACCACGGTAGTCCTGCTAGCCAGGAGTACTTGGCAGAAGTTTATTACAAGAAGATATGCGAGCAGTTGCCTTAGTAGCTCACCCAGACGATTGTGTTATCTTTGCGTGGCCTTTTATGGAAGCACATCCAGAGTTCACGTGGGAAATAGTATACATGACATATCGTCCCAAGGATGCTCGTGCTAGAGAAGTTACAGAGTATTGGAATCGGCGCAATATCGCTACATTCTTTTTGGGTTATCACGACACTTGGTTAGACATGGTTAATGAACGTATCAGCTTTGATACTGCGGATGCAGAACAAGCCATGATTAGCATTGCCAACACAGCAGATTTAATATTAACACACTATGAAGATGGTGACTACGGACATATACATCATAAGTTTGTAAACACCGTGGCACAAAAAATGGTGCCACCAAAGGTTTACTTTGCTAGTACTTTCAACTATAATGTAGAATATGTAGTACACACGCCAGCCAATGCTGACGAACTTCCTTTACATCGTAGCGTAATCGAAGAATTTACTGATCGAAATACCGGGAGGTACATCGTGACGCCGGAAGCGGAACTTATATTAAAAGAAAAACAATGAGAATATTAACATTAGATAACACAGCATATCCAATGGATGCAATACCTGAAGAGATAGATGAAGTTAGGTTTTGTGTACTGGATAATAGCGACCCTAAGGAACCAGATTACTTTTACATTCCCTTAATCTTCTTAGAATCATTTAACAGCCCAGCATTAGTCTTACGCATTGGTGAACAAACTATTCGTATGCCAGTGGATTGGCAAATCCTAATCGGAGAACCTGACTTTGGCGACTTAGAAGTCGTCCCTTTAACCAGTATCAATGATCGTGGTTTCAATGTTTTTACATTTAATCCCTTAACAAGTTTCCGTCCTGAGTTTCAACCTGTAGAGATTGTAGACATTTATCAAGATGTTAAATGGTATTTTCCCAAACTCAAGCCCGGACAACTATTGGCTATTCCATTAACTGAAGGCCCAGAACCCATGTGTGCATACTTTATTAAAGATATCTCACGTCAAAGTGAGGTAGTTAACTACGGCAAAGTTTGGTAATGACTATATATAAGGCTAATCAGATCACATCATATGATGTTTATGAATCGCCCGATGGTGGTCTTACTGTATACAAACGTCAAGCTGGTACCGCTGAACGTGTACTACACAGCGTAGCACCTGAGTTACAAGCTCAAATTGAACTAGAACGACGTCGTAATGAATGGATGGACATATTCAATACAGCCGAGCGTAGTCCCGCTTTACAAGAAGCCGTAGAACGTGTTAAAGTATTATATGAGTTAAGCAAGGATCCTAAAACTTTACCTCCAGATTGGCACCCAGTATGAGCAAAGAAGAAGATAAACTTAAACATAGCAAGAGATTGCTTAAAGATGAAAATGCTATTGCTAAACAAAAAGCCATTGCAAAAGCACACGGCTTTCCTACAGGACCCGAGCACCGCCTAGCAAAGATACACGCTACTACCTGCGGTGATCCTAACTGTGCCATGTGTGGCAATCCACGTAAGTTCTTTAAGGAAAAGACTATTCAAGAAAAACGTAACGAACAAAAGGCCGACGATGAGTGATCCCTTAGATATTAAAAATGAAATGGCCAAGTTCGATGGCAAGAATCGTGCTTTCTACGACAGCCTTAACGAAGAACAAAAGAAAAAGTTTGCACCTTTCTTAATGATTCGTTGGGGTAGTGCTGTAGGCGGTAGCGCAGACTTGCAAGCCTACTATCTAATGAGCTGTAACGAAAACTTAAACAAACATTTCTTTGATATTAGTGCTAGTCGTCATAAAAAGTTTCAATGGTTGCTGGCTACAACAGTAAGCCCAGGCATGGGCAATCAATATCACCAATGGATTAAACCCAAGTCCAAGACTACCGACAATAAAAGTGTTAAGTTCCTACGTGAACTACATCCGCATCTTAAAGAAGATGACTTAAAACTAATGGCTGAGCTTAACGACAAAGACGATCTTAAAGCATACGCTCGAGGATTAGGTTGGGAAGATAAAGCTATCAAGAAAGAACTATGAATGTATTGTTAAATGGCTGTAGTTTTATGGATAGCTATTACTATGGCAAACATTTTAATCGTTTATTAAATGCTACAACAGTAAATCTAGCCAAGCCCGGCAGTTGCAATCGCCGCATCATAAGAACTACAGTAGATTATATAGAACAAAACCCAGTTGATCTAGTCATCTTGGGTTTAACTTTCTACGATCGTCAAGAAAGTCCGATGGCAAATAAAGCAGATCCTTGGGTAAGTTACAATAGTCAAGGCATGCAAGCAGTATTTTCTAATCCTGAAGATTTCCTACACATAACAGAACATAAACTCTTAGGCGATTATATACTGAGTCGTTATCGTTACGACATTAACGAACATTACTTAGACGCACTATATTTAGATCTTAAGATGTTAGCCGCGTATCTTAGAGAAAAGTCGATTAAGTTTTGTATCTTTAATACCTGTGATCGACATCACCGTGTTGTTGATTTAGGACCTGGTTTTATACCGTTTAGCTTCATTGGCAACGAATATTTAGAACAAAATGGTAGCATTTGTATGGAACAGGACCAAGACTTGCCCTTAAATGCTCGACATCATTATGGCGAAGATGTTATAATATTAGTTAAACGTCTTTTGGAATATATCGATAACAATGTATAAGTGTAAGTATTGTGAAAAATCATTTGCTAAAGAATCAACTTTGGCAGTACATCTTTGCGAACAAAAACGTCGATGGCAACAGGAAAAAGAAGTA